CCTGCAACAGAAAATTTATTACCTGGAAATCCTTTAAGTTTAACTTCAGGTTCTTCTACTGTAACTGTTACAGAACCTGCTCATGGAAGAGCAACAAGTGATACTGTTGTTTTTAGAAATGTAGATGAAAGCCCCGGAGGTCTGGTGTATTCTTTATTTGAAAATAGTTCAGGATTTAGTATAACAGTTATTGATACAAATAGTTATAGCTTTGATTGCGTAAGCAATGCAACTGTAACAGAAAAATCGGGAGGAATGTTTGTAACTGCAGGACCAGTTACTCTAACACCATAATGGCATACACTTTAACAAATTTACAAGATGATATTAGAAACTACACAGAGGTAGATGACTCTGTATTATCTAATACTATTTTATCAACAATAATTAAAAATGCTGAAAATAGAATTTATAGAGATGCAGATTCTGATGATAATAGGTTTTATGCTACTTCAAATTTACAAGCCGGAAATAGATATGTAACTATTCCATCAGATTTAAGATTTATAAGATATGTACAATTAAAAGATGGTTCTGGTGACCAAGTATTTTTAGAAAAAAGAGATACAAGTTTTATGGCTGAGTACTATAATACTCCTGGAACACAATCTGGATTACCTAAATATTATGGTAATTGGGATGCTAATTTTTGGGTGGTTGCACCTACTCCAAATAGCACATTTGAAATAACTCTAGCTTACACAAAACAACCAACAAGTCTTACAGATTCTTCTGTAAGTACTAGTGGAACTTATGTATCCAATAAATATCAGGATTTACTTTTATATGGAAGTCTGGTAGAAGCATATGGATACTTGAAAGGTCCCTCAGATATGTTACAATACTACGAAGGATCTTTTAAAAGAGCTTTACAATCGTACGCGATCGAACAACAAGGTCGAAGACGCCGGGATGAATGGGAAGATGGAACCATTCGTACTCCTTTAAAATCTGAATCACCATCATAATTTAAGGAGATAAATAAATGGCTAATATAGTACCTGACTCTTTTAAAACAGACCTACTTGGTGGCGTGTTTGATTTTGATTCATCTGGTGGATCAACTTTTAAATTAGCGCTTTACACATCTATAGGTGGTTTCAGTACTTCAACTACAGCTTACACAACTACTAATGAAGTTTCTTCATCTGGTACAAGTTATACAGCTGGTGGAAATACTTTAACTAATAATGGTGTATCAGTATCAAGTAATATTGCATTCGTTGACTTTGCAGATTTAACTTTTAGTTCTGTAACGTTATCTGCAGTAGGGGCTCTGATTTATAAAGGAACTTCTAATGAAGCAGTATTAGTGTTAGATTTTGGCGGAACAAAAACTGCAACTAACGGTGATTTCGTTATTCAGTTTCCAACTGCTAACTCATCTAGTGCAATCATTAGACTTGGCGACGCGTAATAAAATTTGGAGTAGTAATGGCTTTAATAGTTAACGATAGAGTTAAAGAAACAAGTACAACTACTGGAACAGGAACGTTTTCACTAGCCGGTGCAGAAGCTGGTTTTGAAACTTTTGTTTCAGGAATTGGTACAACCAACACAACTTACTATGCAATTGAATTAAATTCAGCTAGTGAGTTTGAGGTAGGTATTGGTACAGTTACCGATGCTTCACCTGATACTTTATCAAGAGACACAGTTATCTCATCATCAAATAGTGATAGCAAAGTAGATTTTTCTGCAGGTACTAAAAATGTATTTTGTACACTACCAGCGAAGAGAGCTATGTCTCCATCTATGACAGCCACAGACTATTTAGTAACACATGCTTCAACTCTTTCACAGGATCAAACAGTAGACTCTGGAGTTTTAGCAGGACCAGTTACAATAACAGGAACACAAACAATAACAGGAACGGTAGTAGTAGTATAATGAGTCAAGTAGAAGTAGATAAAGTAATACCTCAATCTGGAACAACACTAACCATTGGTGATAGTGGTGATACTATTAATGTAGTTGGAACGTTACAAAATAACGGTGGAAGTGTAGGTATAACTTCTAAAGAAGGTGGAACAAATTTTACAAACAGTTTATTAGTAGGGACAGATTCAACAGGAACTTTAGATTCTGCGGATGGAAATACTGGAGTTGGTGTAGGAGTATTTGGAGCGCTTACCTCTGGGGATGATAATGTAGCTGTCGGTTTAAACGCTTTAGATGTTAATACAACAGGGTCTAAAAATGTAGCTATTGGTAAAAATGCTTTAGTAAATAACACAACAGGTTCTTGCAATACTGCTGTTGGAGAAGGTGCTTTACAAACTGTTACTACAAGCGGCTGTAATACAGGTATTGGAAGAGATGCTTTAGCTAATAACACAGGTAATAGTAACACAGGTGTTGGTTATGCTTCTATGAATAGTACTACCTCAGCCTCAGATAACACATCTATTGGTTTTTGTTCTTTAAATGCAAACACAACAGGTGGTGCTAATGTAGCATTAGGAACTTGTGCTTTAAAATCAACTACTACTGCAGTTCACAATGTAGCTGTTGGTAAAGATGCTTTAGAAGCTAATACTACAGCTTCTTGTAATACTGCTGTAGGTAAAGATGCAATGACTGCAACTACAACAGGATGTAGAAACGTTGCGGTTGGTGCTGGTGCTTTAAAAACAAATACTACAGGTGATGCTAATGTTGCAATAGGTAGAGAAGCATTAGGTGTAGCGACAACAGCAGATAATAATACTTCTGTTGGTTTTGATTCTTTACAAGCAAATACTACAGGTGCAAGTAACACAGCATTAGGTAAAGATGCTTTATTTTCTAATACAACAGCATCAAGAGGAACTGCTGTTGGAAGATGTGCTTTAGCATCAAATACTGATGGTGATGCAAATACTGCTGTAGGTGACCTTGCTATGGAAGATTGTACTACAGGAGATTTAAATACTGCTATAGGTACAGAATCATTAAAAAATTTAACAACAGGTTGTTACAATGTTGTTTTGGGTAGATCATCTGCAGAATCATTAACAACAGCTGATTATAATACAGCTATTGGTTATCAATCTTTAAGAGCTGGTACGACAGCTTGTCAAAACACAATGGTTGGTGCTTTATCTGGTGATGAAATAACAACAGGTCGATATAATGTAGGTGTAGGAGTACATGCTATTGGTTCAACAACAGATGCTGAGGGAAATACTGGAGTTGGTTATAACGTTTTAGAAAATAATACAACAGGTGATAATAATACAGCAGTAGGTTCTTTTGCTTTAGATTCAAACACTACTGCTGACGAAAATACAGCTGTTGGATATGTTGCTTTAAGTTCTAGTACAACAGCTGCAGAAAATACAGCAATCGGCAGAGGTGCTATGCAAGTAACCACAACAGGTGCTGTAAATACAGCAATAGGAAAAAATGCTTTAAATGAAAACACTACAGGTTCTTGTAATACCGCAGTGGGTAAAAATTCTTTGGGTGACAATACAACAGGTTGTATGAATACAGCTTTGGGTCAAGATTCTGGTGCTACGTTAACTACTGGTAAGGGAAATACCCTTATAGGAAGAGAAGCTGGTTATCACGTTACAGGTGGAGGAAATGTAGTTGTTGGTGGACCAAGCACTAACGGTGGTTATACACCTGCTTTCAATATAACAAGTGAAGATAACAGAGTAGTAATAGGAAATAGTTCTGTAACTAATGCTTATGTAAAAGTAGCTTGGACGGTTACATCAGATCAAAGAGATAAAACTAATTTTAATATAGTTCCACATGGTTTAGATTTTGTAGAAAAGCTAAAACCTGTTTCATTTCAATTTAAAAAATCAAGAGAAGATAATACCCCTGATGGTCCTATACATTATGGATTCAAAGCACAAGATATTATGACTTTAGAGGGAGATAATCCTGTAATTATTGATAATGAACAACCAGAACATTTAAGATACAAAGGCGAACACTTAGTTCCTGTATTAGTAAATGCAATCAAAGAATTATCAGCAAGAGTAGAGGAATTAGAAAATGAGTAGTATTATAAAAGTAGATACAATCCAGGACCAAGCAGGTAATAACATCATCAACGAATCAGGTGACACGATTACTATTGGTGCATCTGGTGATACGGTTAATGTAGTCGGAACACTTCAAAATAATGGGTCAGCTGTAGAAGTTGATAGTGTAACTTTTAAAGAAGGCGGTGCAAATTTTACAAACAGTTTATTAGTCGGTACAGATTCAACAGGTACTTTATCTTCTGCTGATGGAAATACTGGAGTTGGTGTAGGAGTATTTGCGGCTTTAACATCTGGAGATAATAATGTTGCAATCGGTTTATCTGCTTTAGCAGCAAACACAACAGGTTCTACAAATTCAGCATTTGGAAACTATGCACTTTATAGTAATACAACAGCTAACAATAATAATGCGTTTGGATATAACGCACTTGGATTAAATACATCAGGTGCATCTAATGTTGCTATGGGTAGAAATGCTCTACTAAACAACACAACAGCATCTAACAACGTAGCAGTAGGATTTAATTCTTTATGTGCTAACACTACAGGAACTGACAATGTTGCAATAGGTAGAAATACTTTAAGTGCTAACACAACAGCCTCACAAAATACAGCAATTGGAACAGAAGCAGTATTAAAAACTACAACAGGTGCTGATAATACAGGAATTGGTTTTATTTCATTATGTGATAATACTACAGGGGGTAACAACACAGCTATTGGTGCTTTTGCTTTAAGAAAAAACACAACGGGTACTGACAACACATCTGTTGGAAGATGTTCAGGTTTTACAAACACTACAGGTGGTTGTCTTGTAGCATTAGGAAATAATGCTGTAAGATTTAATACTACAGGTAATAATAATACTGGAATTGGTAGAGATGCTCTTTGTGCTAATACGACAGCAAGTAATAATACTGCTGTAGGTTTTCAAGCTTTAAAAGTTAACACAACAGGAATACAAAACGTAGCAGTAGGTTCTATTTCAGCAGTTACGAATACAACAGGTTGCTATAACACAGCAGTCGGTCATGCTTCATTATATAATAATTCAACAGGTTGCTATAATACTGGTTTAGGAAATTTTGCTGGTAATGATAATACCACAGCATCTTATAATACATCAGTAGGATATTTTTCTTTAAAAGCTAACACGACAGGAGCACAAAACACAGCAATAGGTGCAGGTGCATTAGATTCTAACACTACAGCATCTTATAATGTTTCTATAGGTCAAGCATCTATGGAAGATAACACAACAGGTGCATCAAATACAGCAGTTGGAACAGATGCGTTAGCTAATAATACTACAGCTTCAAACAACACAGCAGTTGGTTTATCAGCTTTAAAAACTAACACAACAGGTGCATCTAATATAGCAGTTGGTAGAAATGCTTTACTATCCAACACTACAGCATCAGATAATTCAGCTTTAGGAATGTGTGCTTTAAATGGTAATACGACAGGAACAAACAATGTTGCAGTAGGTTCTCATGCTATGTGTGCAAATACTACTTCAGGTAATAATACAGCAGTTGGTGCTTATGCTTTAAGAGAAAGTACAACTACAGATCTTAATG